TTAAAAAAAAAAATATTAAATTAGAAAATATTGATAACATTATTATGACAAAAGTAAACGGTCTAAAATTGTTAGAAAAGGGGTTGGCCCGAGAAATGCTTAATAAGATTAAAGGAAAAATGTATAAGTTTGAAGACACGGCTAATCGAATTTATGAAAATGATAGATTAATCACTGTAGGACATTTTGGAAAATTAAAAAACCCAAGATATTTAAATGCAGGGTTTGCTATTGGTGACGTATATTATAAGACCGATACTGATGATGATATTTTACGTATTCATGTAGATCATAACTATCCTAAAGTATTAGAATTTTATGACATTATTAAAAAAAAATTACACAAATTATCAAAAAAACATACAATAGAGGTTTGGTATCATGATAGACCTTGCAATATAGATGATATAGGACATTTTAGATTTAATAAAATTCCAATTCAGAGTTTAGCCCATGTTTATTCTATGATGGACTTTGCATTTGTTACACATAGAGAATCGTTAGGACATTATGCATTTGAAATGGCAAAAACAGGAGTGCCAGTTATTCTTCCAGATAATGTTTGTTTACTGCCTGAAATAAAAAAGAATTTAATTACAACTCATATTTCGAATATGGAGCAACTTTTTATAAAAACAAATTATGATAGAGTTGTTTCACAAAATAAGCAAAAGATGTTAGAATATACTTTTTATAATTTTCTAAAAAATATTTTTAATACTTTTTAAATTTTTTTTGTTAGACTTTCAGAATTGATATTAGTACCAATTGAATAAAAAGGATGTAATCTTGCAACAGGAACCGATGTTGTTTTTAATTGTAACAAGTGTGAACCAATTTGTTGATCAGCCGCCACAATCATACCATATTCGTTTACAAAGTTTATTAAGATATTTGCCGCTTCAGGCTTAATAATATAACTCCATGCACCCCTAAAATAATTACCTACATACTGTAATACTTTTTTACCTTTTGCTTGTTTGTTATAGTAATCAATTACTTCTACTTTTTGCTTTAAACTCTTTGTAATAACTTCGTTGTAGTGTTTACTAAAAGGGTCGTAATTATCTAATTTACATACATGATCAAACTTACCCCATATATCGTCAGGTAGTTCTCTAATAAAATAACCGTCGTGTTCGAGAATAACATAAGGAATGCCATCTTCGGCACATTGTTTCCATAATGAAAGATGACTAAGAAAACAACCTATTACTCCCTTACGGCCTTTTTTTACTTTGCCTATACGAGTAACTCCTAAGTCTATGCAGTGTTTTGCATAGTCGTTGCCGTTGATAGCATCAAAGTATTCAACAGGAATTCCAAAGCGTTCTGCTTGTGTTACAGAGTCTTTTGCAATTTGAACTGAATGATTGTTTTCTTTTAAACAAATAATTTTAGTTTTAAATTGAGGCATCTTCCATTCCTGCTACACGTAATTTTGTAATGTTAGTAAGTTGCCATTGCTTTTGATCCAAGCCTTTGGAGACTCCTAACCACTTATTACGCATCAGGGCAAACTCGTTGATAATTTTCTCCATATCAACAACATCTGCTTCGCCGTCTACGTATTTTTCAACATCACGACTACTCAATGCTCTTTGGTAGTTTTCAAGATATTTTCTAAAGAAAGAACTTCTTAGTCTACGTAACTCGATGTTTAAGTATTCAAGAATTGCTTCAAGTTCTTGAAGTTGGTTGAAGCGATGTTCGACAAGACCGGGCATACTTGCCGCGGCCTTCTCGATGTTGCCGTAGATTCGACACTCTTTCTTCGCTTCAACCAGTTCGTCTTCGTAGTATTGCAAAGCATCTGGTATCTTGCTTATATCTTTTGATATTTTGCTATACCACATGATTAATCCCAATCATCATCATCGGCCACCATTTCTTCATCTATATCAAGATAATAATTAATAGCCGCGTCAAGATGATCACAAACACCTAACGAATCTTTCATTGCTTCGTCACTTGTACCATAATCGGCAAGTAAGTCAACATAACGTTCTGCTACTGTTTCAAGTTGTTTCTTGTCAGTATGCTCTTTAAAAAGATTCCAAGTATCTACTATTTGTGAACTATCCATAAACGTCTTACTCCTCGGTAATAGGTTCTACAACTTTTTCAGTTACTGTTTCTGTTTCAGTATCATTGGTAGTTACCTCTTCAGCAAGGTTACTAAAGTCTTTCATGACTTGATCAAGTACATCGCCGCCTGCTTCCCAGACTTTACGATATTCTTTGATTTCTTCACCTGTGTTTGAAACATATTTAAGTCTATTACCATCTTTTGATAAAATGCCTTTTTTCTCAAATAAGTCTACAAGTCCGCTGTAAGGATTCATACCTGTTTCATATGGAATTTTTACCTGTACGCCTTCGAACGGTTTTGCGTAACGTGTTTTCATTACCTTACAACCCGCTCTAATACCACGTACATCAGTAACTTTGTTACCGTCTTCATCTTCTTTTAGTTTTAATTTCTTCATTGCAACTACAATAGATGATGCATAGATAAATCCTTGACCGCCTGAGATTTTGTCATCTGGATCAAACATATCTTGCGATGCATACGTATGGTTAGTACATACAAGTCCTACATTGTGTGAGCCAATCATGTTAACAGTGTTACGAACAAGTGATGTAAGTGCCTTAGGTTTTCTACCCATGTCACCCTTCATATCACCTTTGTTAAACTGATCTACATCTGTAGGTGTTAACAACATACCCAAACTATCAATTACAAACAATACTTTAGGACGTTCTTCTTCAGCCATTTCCTTGTAGTCTGCCATAAATGTTGATACTGTTTTAGCAACATCATCAATCATTGACATATTAAGTTTAAGTAATTTGTCTTCCGATGTGTCTACATCAAGTGCTTGTAACCAAGTTTCGTCAAGTGCATTCTCTGAGTCAATTAGTACTACAAAGATACCTTGATCTTGTGCCGCCTTTACAATGTTACCTGCACAGATATATGATTTACCTGCACCCGATTCTCCTGCAAAAACAGTAACCTTACCTAACGGAACACCTTTGTGAAAGTCTCCTGAGATAAGATAGTTTAAGGCATAGTTACCTGTGCTAATCCAATCAGTAGGGTCATTGAAGCCACTACTCATGCCTGTGATGGATTTAGTTAAGTTTTTACGAAACTTAGAAACGTCAAATGCTTTATTAGCCATTGTATCTCCTTTAGCAAGTAGGGAGTAGACACAAGCCTACTCCCTAAAAAGTTTGCTTATTGCTGACGTGAACGGATCATTGCAAGAATGTCTTCCGCTTTGTTGTCAGTTTTAGGTTCATCTGCTACTGGTGCAGTTGCAGTTGCCGCTGGTGCAGTTTCTGCTACTGGAGCAGTTGCCGCCTCTGGTGCTGGCGCACTTTGGCTTGTTGCAGTTGCATTTTTGCTTGCCGCCATGTTCGGATCACCAGTACGTGCCGCCATACCTGCTGGACGGAAGTATTGACCAAAACGTTCTGGGTCATATGCTTCACCGTCTACAGATGCTTGGAACATTTCCTGCATCACCTTAACTTCAACTTCACCTGGCTTCTTAGGTAAAAAGTCACCTAAATTATATAAACCATGTTTGTCAATTGCCGACTTTTCGTCTTCTGATAATGGACGCTCTCTACGTGCCCAATTAGAAGTTGAATAGTCTGCATATCCACCTTTAGAAGTTTTTACAATTCTAAAGTCTACACCTGCTGTGTAATCAGTTGGAAGTTCTTCCATGTCTGGATCAAGTAGTGCAGATTTAATAAGTTGGAAAATTTGTGGACCAATAATAAATCTACGGATTGGATTTTCTGGAAGTGAATCTTCTTTAAGTCCATTTTCAGTTACAAATCCTTGGAAAATGTATGAACGCTTTTTCCAATATTTACGACCCATGTCTTCAAGACTTGAGTCTTTAAACCAACCACGTACTTCGTTTAGAATTGAACATGATTCGCCGTACATTTCCATACAAGGAACTTGTACTTGTACTGGACGTGAATCTGTTTCACCTTTAATACCTGCAAATGGAAGTTTGATCATCAAACGTTCTTTCCAAAAGAAGTCTGAATTTGTATCGCCGTCAGGTAAGAAACGTACAGTTGACTGTTCGCCTTCCTTCAAGTTCCAAAATGGGTAAATTGCGTTGTCGCCGCCGCTTGATTGATTAGAACCACCTGTGCGTGATTCTTGTTCTTTAAGTTTCGCTCTAATTTCTGCGAGTGTTGCCATAATAATGCCTCCTATATAAATGCCTATGGGCTAATGTTAGTGCCTTGATTGTGTTTAGCACATAATATATACTATACACAAACTTACTTATAAAGTCAAGTGAAACTTTGTCAAAAAAGTGACTTAGTGAGCCAAACCTGCTAAAGTTTTAATTCTTGACATTTCTTCATCTTGGTTTGTAACCAATTCCTTCATGATGTTCATAGCATCTTTGATACTGTCATCACCATACTTCTTTTCAACCGCTGTCATAACAGCCGTTTCACCTTTAGGGAATTGATTAGTAGTATAATCAAAGTGTCCTTTGATAAACTCATCTAAAGGTAATTCTTCTTCTTTATCATGTAATTCATCTGGAGCATCTGCTTTTGATAACGCACCGTCTTTGTCAATTTTGACATCCATGGTATCGTCATCTGCGCCTTTTTCTGCCATTAGTTCTTCTGCTGACCAAAAGTCTTCAACCTGTAGTCCTGCTAATCTAATAGCATCTTCAAGTGTATGTTCTTCACCGTCTGATGTTTTGAATTTGGTTCCTGGCTTAGCACCTTTGGCTTTTAGTTCACGTACCTTTTGTGCGAACTCGTTGCCTTCTTTGACACCTGCGATATCCTTTGTTTCGGCTTTGAATTGTTGATACAGTGATTTGATCTTTGGTGCAATGTTCTTATCCACTTCAAGTGAAGCACCCTGTCCTGCAAATCCACCTGCTTTGTTAATAGCATCTGTAACCAAGTCCCAAAACTTGCTGTAATGATCAGGCATATCTGTCATTTCCAAGTATTGAACAAGGTCTCCATATGAGAATATATCGTCTTCTGAAAGTTCTTCACCGGCCATTATGGTTTGATATACATCTTTCATGTTCCACAGTGCGGCATTTGCCAATGCTGTTTCATCTTCGCCATCGTTGTGATCATAGGGGTTGTCATTAATACCTGTGGCTCTTCTGGTCTTGCCTTTTTTACCCACTGCTACAGTGCCTGTGCTCATGGCATCTGCTTCGTCAACTTCCGGACCTTGCTCGTGTTTTGATGTAGCAACTATATTGTCTAAGTGTGAAGCATACGCATCTTCCATGTCCATACTTTCACCACCTAAAATGTTAGCCGCTTCTCTGCATTTGTCTTCGTCAAGATCACCCATTATTTTCATAAACTCTTCTCGCATTGCAGTTGTAATGGGTAAAAATTTCTCGTACTCGTCGTTGAAAACTTTGTCTTCTGCTTCGTCTCTGTCGCCGCCAAAATGTTTAACTAAGTTTGCGAATTCATTCTCTTCTACACCGTCTGTTAGAATACCAGAGTCCATGTAGCCTTTGAACATTCCTTTTGGTAAGACATCACTGTTATCGCTTTCATACTTGCTGTATTTGTCATACCAGGCTTGTAATTGTTCCTTCTTGCCGCCATCTTCTGTTTCATCTGGACCATCAAACTCGCCTAACAAATCTTCTGGACCAATTTCTGTAGGCTTTGTGTTTTCTTTAACAAGATTGTAGATATAAGGAAATACACTTTTTAGATCTTCGTTGAACTGACGAATAGTTAATTCATCAATCCAATTTGATGAAACATCTTCTGGTACTTCTTCCATCACTGTTTCTTCAAATGATTCAAACGCTTCTTTGTAGTGTGTTGGTCTTTGTAATTTAAAGACTGTTTCTTTAACAGTTTCAATTCTTTCATTAACAATGTCCATGTAACCAGCAAGACCCTCTGCCATTACATTTGATCTGTTCATGTAAGTTTTGAATGTACGCAATTTAGAAAGTTCTTCGCTGAGTGAAACGATGTGTTTTCCAAATGAGTCGTACTGATTGCCACCTTCGCTTACGTGTGTAGCCATTGCTCTTGCACCATTTAGGTGTCTGAACGGATATTTAAATCTTTCGCCGTCAGCACTCTCTATGTAGATGCTGTCGATACGTTGTGTTCTGCCTGCTGGATTTTCAAAATCAACAGGACCTCTATGCTTGACAATCATTTTTGCATTGCCAATGTCTTGGAAACTTGTCTTTGAAGTTCCGTACATTTTACTTTCACTCATTGTTTCATCTCCGGGTCTATTTGTAGAAAGATATTGATAGTCTCTTTTATCTAAATTTGTTTTTGTTATGTCTCTTGTGTCAAATTTTAACATGCGTTTCTTAGCAAAGGTTCTCATTTCCTTCATAAAATTGTACCAGTTACTTTTAATCGTATCTGGAGAATTTTCAATAAGTTCATTGTTGTAAAGTATTGTTAGACTTTCTGTGTCTAATGTTACATTTACTTTTACACCTTCTTTGAAATCAAAATCAAAGAACCGTGCTTTATTCGGCACATTTGTAATAGTTGATTCTTCATCACCTAATGTGATTGAAGGATATCTACCTCGAATCTTATTGAACAGTTCTTCTGCAATTTTTTCTAAGTTCTTCATGCTAATATTTATCTAATAAACTCCAGTAACAAAGATCGGCATTGGCGGCTCATAATCTTCTTCTTCCATGCTATTTTGACGGAAAGTGTTGTAAACCCTTGGATCCCAGTCTTTAAGCACACCCATCATTCTAATATTAAGCAACACTGCACTTACAAGATCGTCCGTTTCTCCTGTTTTTGCTTTGTAACTTGTTCCACTTGCAACAAAACCTTTGAGTTCTGAGATAAGTGCTTTGCTGTAAATTTTCATTTGATCATTTTCCACCATAGTTTTGAACTTTGAACAAGCACTTATTTTTGATCTATGTGTAGTGTTGAATCCTTTACGGAACTTTCTAATATGACCTTTTCTTATAGGTTCTGACACAAATAGTCCGGGTATGTTTTCTTCACCAACATCTTGAATAACAAGTAGTGCCGCTTCGCCAATTGTATTGTTTTCAATACTCCAATATATATTATTTGCCGCTGGCGCTTTACATTGGTCATTGATGTAATTACATATATCTTTTAAAATTCTAATTTGTTGCGGGATAGGCGACGTATTGTGTCTCCATTCTGCAACTTGTTTATAACTTGGCAGTTCAAACACTTGAATAGCAGAATAATCCCCACCAGTACCCATACTTGGATCAAGACTAATACAATATGTTTGTTTAGGATCGAGTTTTGAATACCAACGCACTTGCCCCATGTTTTCCAAAGGGTCTATCCCTTCTAAACTTGCAAGTTTAATACTATTAATCAGCGTTTCGTCAAATACTAAGAATTCACATCCGTACTCGCGTCTAAATCTTTCCTCCCCAATGCGTCCTATCTCGGCCTTTTTCCATTCTTCGTCTCTGTCTGGATGTTGGTCCCATGTAACTGTAAATCCATGAAACCCGTTAATACCTACATCTTGTTCATTGCCACTTTCGTCAAACTTGTTTTGACTTTCTTTCCAAATAGTAGCAAATGTATCTTCATCTGAGTTAGGTGTTGATGTTATAATAGCACGACCACCTGTTGCAAGTGTAGGTGATATTGAAGTCCAAAACTCTTCCGCAATGTTAGGATTCACAAACGCAAACTCATCACAGTATAGTAATGATATGGACATACCACGTCCAGTGTTGCCTGTTGTGGTGGCACTAACAATACGTGAGCCGTTTTCAAATTCCATTGAACCTTTATTGTAATTTGTAACACCTGCCCTAATATGATCAGGACACATTTCGTACACGTATCTAATACGTTGCATAATTTCTTGAGCACCTGTGTACTTGTGTGCCGCGATAAGAATAGTTTGATCTGGATGGAACATTGCATACCAAGTTAGGTAAACAGCCGCACAAGTTGTTTTGCCAGTCTGCCTTGGTAGCATGTTAACATTAAATCTATGATTGTGATAACTTTGCATAAGACCTACTTGATATACAAATGGGTCAAATAGTAGTTTTCCTTTTACAGGATGTTGTATGTACGCAAAATGATTTGCAAAATGTAGATATCCTGAAGCAGGATCCATGCAGTTTGCAAGATCTTCTATCTGCTGTTGTGTATATTTTTCACGGGTATGTGCTTTTTTGGTTAATACCCCATCTAAACTTTTATTTGCCATTGTATTGTATTTACTCAAAAAAATAGGCCCCGGAGGGCCTATTTGAACTACTTGATAATTTAGGAATTATTTACAACCGCAGTCGTCACATGGTGCTTTGCATTCGCAATCACCGCCGTCGTTACAACTACAACCTTTGCCTTCTGACATATACTCTGCTAATCTTGCTGAAAGTTCTGCCTTAATTTCATCTTCAAGTGCCATTGGATTATCAGCGCCTGCAACTTTAGGATATGATTTCTTTTGACCTTGTTCAGAACCGCCTGATAAATCTTTAGTCATGTAGTGTTGATCTTGATATTTTTCATCTGGTTCATTTTCATAATCTTCTGCTTCAATATCTTCTGCACAGCCTGAATTTCCTAAGTGTACTTTGCCACAGATTTTGCATGGTTCAGTTTGCATGCCTGGTTTAAGATCATCCATGTCATCATCCTTGCCCATGTCATCATCTTTATCTTTCATAAGATCTCTCATTCTGCCCATGTCATCTAATGGATCTGGTGGACCCATAACCGGCATAGGTGCAATTGGTTTATCAATTGCTTTTGGCATGCTGTCTATTGTGTCTGCACCTTTTTCACCTTTGAGTGCATTCATTAACTTAATAACGTCTTCTGCACTGTCGCCTGACATGTTGATTGACGCTGATGCTGTTTCGGTTAGTGCTTCGTCCAACGCCTTAATTTTTTTGTAAATTTCATCTAATTTCATAATTAACTCCCTATTGGACTTTTAGTACCGATATCAGCAGTAGCATCCATTTGCTTTTGTTCAGCATCTACTTTAACGCTGTCTACTGGACTATTTGTATTTTCGTTTTTAACGCCTTCTAACTCTTTTAGTAATTCCATTACTCTGTTATTACCAACTTCGTCTTGAGCACTTTCTCCACCCATATCTTCTTTTGTAATTTTAACTTCGTATGGGCCTTCATCAATTTCTTGATACACTTCCTGTGGAGCATTCATATTACGCACCATAATGTGTGATTGAGATTTTCCAATATTGTAACCTAAATATTCTTGTAAAGATTCAGCATGTGTAGGATATGTAATTGTTGCTTCATAATATGTGACATCCATATTTTGTAATTGTGGAAAATCTAATGGGCGTTCTTGAATAGGTGTTTTCTTACCCGGAGTAATATTAGTTACTCCAAATTTCTTTAATGCAGTTTCAATTTTATCTGCAACACCTTCATTATCACCTGCAACACCGATTTTAAATTCGTATGTTTTACCGTTGTATGCTTCTGTTAAATAATCGCTATATTTTTTCATAATGTTTAATCCTACTACAAGTTATTTATCCATGTTTTTCAATTTCTCAATCAAACTATTACGGTCAGAAACCACATATCCTTCGCCGGAAACTATGTTATCTTCAGATCCTCCACCGTCTTTATCCTGTTTTTCTTTTTTGAGTTGTAATTCAACCATTTTTAATTTTTTATCCAATTTAGCAACTTTGGCATCTAAGTTTGTTTTGAGCATATTACCTGCTACTTCAAACACACGCCCACTATAACGACTTTCAACATTCATACCTAAATCCATCAAGTCTTCATATGCCTGCATAGATTTTGAAGCAACTTCATTGAGTTCTTTGTCTGCCATTTCGCCTAAGCCTTTAACCTGTGGCAATGCGGCACTAATTTTATCCAGTTCAGCAATATTACGCTGGGTTTCTTCGTGTTCAATTAATGCTGTTTTTTTATCTTCTTTTTTTGAATCATTTTTATCTTGATCAATAATTTCTTTACTGTCGGGCAAGTTTAATAATTCTTCTAATTTCTTTGTCATAATTTGGATCCGTTAACTGCTACTATTATTTATCTTATTTTCTTGAGCCAGAATGAAAAATGTCTTTCTCTGTAACTACCCTAAAGTACAATCCCTTGTCTTTACACCATGCTTTTGCGGCTTCCCACTTTGCCATGTTTAGGACCACTTGTGCTTGTTTATACTTATTACGTCCGGCACTTTCGAGTGTTGTTTGATTGTCGGGTTTCACTTCAATCACTTCTGCACGTTGTTTACCGTTTTTATCTGAATAAGCAATAAAGAAATCAGGAACGTATACAGTTGCCTTTCCAGTCAATGGATTTCTATATGGTATTTTTACTGCTTCACTTGCCCACTTTGCTACATTAGGATTCTCGTCACAGAATTTCATAAAAGCAAATTCCCAACTGCTTCTATACAATGGTGTTTTTCTTCCTATGTACTTGTCTGGATTTTTTAGGCTGTAACGTCCTTGTGCAAACTTGGCCATGTTACACCTCTATGTTTCGTGCTTCAGTCCTATTAGCAGTGTTATCAATTTTGTAACCTAATGTAGAAATTTTTTCTCTATTGTAATTAAGAATTTCAGTAACTACACTACTCAATTGAATTGAGTCCTGCTTTTTTAATGTATCTAATAATTGGAATACATTTACGTCATCTAATTTTGCTTGTTGCATAATTGCTGTGCCGACTGCAATACTACTTTCTTTTGAAAAACCTCTATTTTCAAAAAACCCTATTACAGCATCAACTTGATTACTTGGAAAACTAATTCTTCCTGTAAAGTATTGATTGAAAAATTCTTTTACTTCTTTAGCACTATCTACTCTTTGCACTGAAGGTACATTAGTCATTAAGCACTCCTTACAATGTTTTCTAAATTATTTAATGTCTCACTGTTTTGTGCAGACTTGAATGTGTCACTTGCACTGTTCCAAGCACTGTTAATTGCACCAACTGACGCTTCGCCACCTGCATTAAGATGTGTTTTCTTAAATGTTGTTGCTTTTGTAAGACTATCTAATGCATCAGGATTATTTGCAAGTTGTGCTCGAACATCGGATACACTACTTGATTGAACTAAACTTGCTACGTTGGCAACTACACTAACTCCTGCTATTGCTGTAGTTAAATCTGTTGCGCCTGATTTTGGAAATACAGAATTAGCAACACCGCCAACATTGTTTGCACCTATGTCGCCTAACGCTCCTTTGATAATTCCGAATCCTTCTTGACGTAATCCTTCACTTGATAGACTCTTTGCATTTCTTACCGTATTTGCACCTTTAAGAACTGTTCCTAACAATGCACCCGGTGAACTAAATGCTTGTCCACTTGTGATATCTCCAAATACATCTGCCGCGCCTGCCGCAACACCACCCTGTCCAAATAGGCTTGATGTTCCGCCTCCGCCAAGCGTCAACGGACTTGGTGTTTTGTCGTAATGTTCTGTAGCAAATCCTTTAGGCGCCGCTTCTTCTGTAACCGGTCCTCTTGAATAGAAAACTGTTTCAAACATAACACTCATTGTACTTTGAACAACTTCACTGGTTGCTTGGTCCATAGTATCGTGTTGCCAACTTTGTATTATAGGGTTTACAAGTGTAAACGCTGTGTAACGTTTTCGTGACATTTGATATACAATTATACTATTAAAGAACGGAGCAAAACTATCATTATCGAAACCATAGCGATATTGCTGATTAGATGTTCCATAAACATTTGCTCTATTGTAAGCAGAATTATTTGCTTGAGGTGCCCCTGCTTGATCTACTGATGCATAGTTTCCGTCTTTATAATAATATCTATAATATGCTTCCCACATTGCAGTGGTTAGTCCAAAGTTGTCATCGTGAAATGTAATATTACATGGACTGTAATCTATTCTTTTTTGTAAAACTCTTTTTCTATTATAAGCATGTTTTGTTTCAGTAGTAATATCGTACTTAGGTAAGTCTACACTTTTTACAAGCATGTTAATTGTGTTATTGTGTTTGCTTGTTAACTGCGGAATAATTGCTGATGCTTCGGGATTAATATTGAATGCTACATGATAAAGAAATTTTACTTTTGGAGCATACTTAAATGCATCATCTACATACAAACGAGATGCATGAGCAAAATCGCCGAGATTACCTTTTGGATTTAAAGCACCTTGTGCTAAATTATTTAAGAATGGAGTTAATTTGTTTGCCATGCTAATATTTATCTAAAGTATTATATGGGTAGATAATAAAAAAGGCGCCGAAGCGCCTTTTTGTGTTTTATATAATAAAACTATTAACCTGCACCGCCACCAGTAACAAGTGTATTCACTGTTCTGCCAACAGCAGTACCAATGCCTGTGCCTTGTGGTGTTTGGATTGCATTGTCGTATCTAATGTTAAGTGCAACTGTTACAGCGTCTGATGTTGCATAAGCCAACTGATTGTAGTTTGCACTCTCAAGATAACAACCGTACAATTCAAATGTCTCTAAAACCGTTGCTGTATTTGCTCCGTTACCACCGTCGAGTATTTCGATTCTTGTAACGAATTTGTAGTCTGCACCTGATGCCGCACTTGACTGTTCGAAGAAATCGAACTGTTTCTGTAACTGCTCACCAACAAGTTTTTGTACGTTGTTGGATACATCTTCACGTAAGTTAAGTGTAATTGGTTCCCAAGTATGTTTACCTGCCAAATATACTTTTGAGTTGTAAACATCTAAGGTAATCTGTTCGAAAGATACGTTAGGTCTTGTTACATCAACTACTTGTTTTGTTAACTCTGTAGTTGGAGTAGATACACCAAAATTTTCAAGCGATACCCTAAAGCGGTATTGCAGTTTCGGCATTAACAAACCTTGTGAACTTGAACTTGCGTTACTGTCCAAAGGCACTGTTAATCTTGAGAGTGATGAAATTGCCATTATTTGCTCCTATTTCTATTATTTATCATATTATAGGCCCGCTATTTCTCCAGTGTTTTTAAGTCTCAACGGAATGTAAATAAATTCCACTGCTTTCACTGGTTCAATTGCTATGTCTACATATAACTCGTTTCTGTCAATTCTTGAAGGTGTGTTATTTGATTCATCACACACTACCAAGAAGTCATATAACGCTCTTTGACCTACAAGTTCTAACATCAAACTGTCTACTTGTTGTTTGATCTCATCTCTTGTAATCTTGTCATTTGGTTCAAAGATGTAAGGTTTAGCAAGTTTATTAAGTTGTGATCTTAAGTAAATTACTAATCTTGCAACATTGATTCTATCTAATGAACTTGCGTTTCTTGCTCTTGTTTTCTGACCAAAGTTTACAAGTCCAGCACCAGTTAAGAATGTAATTGGATTAATTGCGTTGCTGTACAATGTATCTCTTTGACCTTCGTTAAGAGCGACTGTTTTAAATTCACCTTCTGCATCAATGTATCCTGCACTTGAAGCATTAGTAATTCCACCACGTCTTGTTCCTGCTGGAGCAAACCATGGATATGAAACTTGATCACTTAGTGCAATAGTTCTTAGTATACCATGTGATGCCGGAACAACTACGTTGTTACCTGCATTATCACTTGTGAATAAACTTGGGTAAAAAATACCTAAGTATTCGTCTCTGGACACTAAACCGTTATCATTATCTTCAACTGCGCCATTTACGTTTGTTGCCCAGTTGTTTAGTGATGTTGCATCAGGTGTTAGTCTAAACGGACTGTCACCTACGATAAATGCAGTTAAGCCTCTATCGTTATTTAATGCAATCATTTCACCAATTAATTCTGAGTAACCTGGAGTAGCCATCAAGTTAAAGATACGTGATTCGTTGTCTCTAATATCTTGGTTGCTATTCATTAATGCTTGTAACGCCTGTGTAATAACTTTACGTTGTGCTTTACGTCCAAATGTACCTGCGCCATCTTCTTGGTTAGCACTTTCAGTTACCCATCTATGTGGATAGTAATTAGTCATTGACTCATCAGCATTTCGACCATTGTCTTCTGCTGTGTCAATGTAGTTACGTACAAATTTCTTAACGTTAAATCCGCTTCTGCGTAGATTAAACAACATCATTCCTTTTGGATATAATGCTGGATCTGGAGCATCTGGATCTAAGTAGTTAGAAACTAACAAGTCTTTAATTGTTCCTTCTGAACCACTATTTGCACCTGCTGTGTTATAACGTGCATCTGCAAATAATACGCCATTGTCTGTTGATTGATCTGAACTATCTCTTAGTGTCCACTTCTTAGTATCAAAGTTGTAAACATAAATT